TAGGTCTTGCAGATCTGGAAATCTGTGGTCACCCCATCGCCGTAGCCGATGATCTGATCCTCAAAAGAGGTATCCTTGGACGACGCGCAGGATTTGTAGTCTGACCAGTCCTTCCAGCGGAAACCATTCAACTGTCCCTGACGGGCCTCAAAAAACGCAATCAACGTTTCGATATCATCAAGCGAGCGCATCGACACCCCCGCATCATAGCGTCGCCGCGCGTGTTTCCACGGGCTGTTGCGCTCTTCATATCCATTGGCCAGCGTGACAATCTCGGTCCGCCGCTCTGGCCCGCCGACAGAGCCAAAGCTCAGGTTGGCGGGGAACCGTACTTCGTTAAAACCCATTTGCCGCTCCTCAACGGTTGCGTTGACCGCGCGCCAGGGCGCGACCCATTTGTGCTGCGATCTGGCTTTGGCTGCGGCGGAAACTTTCGACGTCTGGTGTCGTGATGTTCATCACAACATTCGTCGCCCCACCGCCACCACTGCGCACACCCAGCTTGCCATCGGCGCCGCGCGCCAATGGCATAATCGCCTCTGGCCCTGCCTCGCCCATCAGGCCCATGCCACCCCGCATCGCGAAATTCACCGGGCTGCTCACCACGCCGCCGCGGGCAAACGGCGTTACTCGCCCCTGGCTGAATGCGCCGCCGTTTTCAAATGGCAGAATTCCCTGGATCAGGCCTTCAACCCCATTGGCCAGTAGCCCGCCAAAATGACTGGCCACCGGGCGGATCGCTGCGTTATAGGCCGCGTCGATCATCGACTGCGCCAGGCCCTGCAACGCATCGGACAGGCGCATCCCGTCAAAGACCAGCCCGTCAAACGCTTTGCGCAAGCCGCTGCTGATGCCGCTGGACAGCACCTTGACCTCGCGGTTGGTTACGCTGATCGTCTCGCCCATTCCACGCAGTTCCTGGTTAAACGCTGCCGCAACCGCCGACGCACCGCCAAGGCTGGTTTCCAGCGCCTCGACCTCTGCGTCAAACCCTTCGAGTTCACTCATCCGATCCACCTCCATGGCTGTCGGGATAGGCCCGCGCCAGTTCATCCAACCGCGCGCGGTTCAGCGGCGCATCGCCGCTTTCACGTCCCAACATCAGCATCAATTCCACCGGGCTAAGCCGCCAGAACTCGTCCGGCTTCAGCCCCAACCCACGCATCCCGGCCCGCATCAGGCCGGGCCAATCAAACCCGCTCACCCGGTTTCGGGCAACGCGAATGCCCGCGCCAACAGCGCACCGGCCGCCTGCGCGGCCCCCACCGGCCCGCCCTCTATGTCCGCGGCAATCAGATCACCGGCAGAACCCCGCCAGCCACCGCCGCGCAACCCAGCCACAACCAGCGCCAACACATCGCGTGTCGAAACCTGCCCGCCTTCGAACCGTTCAATCAGGTCCACCAACGTGCCGACCTTCAGCTCGGCCTCCAACTCGGCCAAAGCTCCCAGCGTCAGCTTCAACACATGCGGCTCCCCGTCGATGACCAGGGCCACCTCTCCCGTCCAAGGATTCGCCATGGCTTACAGCGCCGTAAACGTCAGAACACCCGCCGAGGCCATCGACAGCTCATATGTCGCCTCACCGTTATGCGACCCCGCATATTCGATCGAGGTCACCTGAAACGCGCCCTCGACAATGCCAAAATCCGGAATAACGACTTGAAACGCCGGCACTTCGGCATCGAAAAAGATCTGCCGCGCCCGTTCATCCGTGGTGGCATCCTTGAACACACCAGAGCCTGAAATCGACGCCGATTTCACCCCCGCACCGCCCAGCAACTCGCGCCAGCCGCCCTGGCTTTCCAGGCTGGTGACATCCACGCTTTCCGCGTTGAACGAAATACGCGAGGCCCGCAGCCCCGCAATGGTCTCGAACTGGCCAGAGCCAGTCATGTCAAGCTTGATCAAAAGGTCCTTGCCGTTTTGGGCACCCATATCCGTCACTCCAATTGAGATGAAATCAGTTGTCTTCAACCCGCGCCCGAAAGCGCAGATCAATCTGGCGTTGCGCACCCTTGGCGACGCGCTGCGCCCTGGCCCGCAGAAAATTCAGCGACACAAGCCGCCCGCGCGATAACACCAGATCGGCATCCACCAACGCGTCCGACACCGCCGCTGCAACCGTCTTGGCGGTCTGGAATCCGTCGGCGTCACTCACCACACTCAGCACGAAATCATGCGCCGCACCGTGGCCCGTCTTGTCGGACCGGTCGCGCACATCTTCAGGGCCCAGCAAGACGTAAAGCCCGGGCAATCCGCCCGGTGGCGCCACGTCGAAAATCGCATCCCCCACCAACGCTTGCAGCGCGGGGTCTGCATCCAACTGGGCAAACACCGCCGCCTGTAGCGCCGAAGCTATGGCATAACTCATGTCTGTACCTCCTCTTCGCGGGCAAAGCAGGTCAGGTAACAGGCCCTGGAATCTTCCTCGGTCACCGCCAGCACGCGAAACACCCGCTCGCCATCGCGCAACCGCTGCCCCGCCACAGGCCGCGACGGCGCGCCCACCGGTGCACCCCGCACCGTGATCTTGTAAGGAATAGTCGAAATCGACAGCCCGGCCAGTTCGGCCTCGTTGCCGGTGCCCGACTTGATCCTGGCCCACAAACTTCCCATCACCTGCCAGCTGGTTTCATACCCACCCGACACATCTCGGGTCCGATAAGGCGCCTCCAGCTTCAACTTGCGGTTTAAGACAGGCCCACTCATCTTGCGCCCTCTCCACCGAACAGCCGGACCGTGCGATAACGGTCAATCAGCAGGCTGACCCCGAATGGCATCGGGCGTTCTCCCGACACCATCGTACTGCGGTTTTCATAATAATGCGCCGCAAGCAGGAAAACCGCCTGCCCCAGATCGGGCGGCAACTCTGCCCAGCTTGCACCATATCCGGCATCAAACTGCACCTCGACCGACCCATGTGTCGGAATGCTGGGCAGCCTTGTGGCGGTCGCGATGATCCGCGGTCGCTGGCTGTCGGGTTGCAACCGATACACCTCGGGCGCGATAATCGTCTCGACACCATTCCGGTCGATCACCTTGACCTCGTTGATGGCCGCCACCGGCGCCACCGGCAAGGCCTGGCTGTTGAACTCGCGCCAACAGGTCAGCGTCCAGCTATAACTGCGTGTGATCAGTATCTTGCCGGTCCGCGCCTCGATGGCCGCCATCGACGCGCGCAGATAGCTGTCCAACACGCTATCCTGCACCCCGTCATCGGCAAACCCGGTGCCCAGCCGCAAGTGGTCTTTGAATTCCGTGACCGGCAGCGCCTCGCCCGGCACTGTGGTCTGCTCGACTAACATCATCCTACGTCTCCGAAAATCCGGGCCCCTCGAAATCCTCTGACGGCACTGGCCGTCTCTCAGTACTGGATGGACGCGCACCCCCACGTTGCTCGGACGGAGGGGAGCAGCTAGACAACGCAGATTATGACATTGGGCGCGCGTCCACCGACCGGGGCTGCTCGGCCCCGGTCATTCGACGGTCGTGTTAGACCGCGAATTTCATGGCTTTGATCGCATCAAAGTCGCTCACGTCGCCGCCAACGCGCTTGCTGGCGTAGAACATGACATGCGGCTTGGCCGAGAACGGATCGCGCAGGATGCGCAGATCGGGACGCTCGGCAATGGTGTAGCCTGCGTTGAAATCGCCAAAGGCAATCGCCAGGGTCCCCGACGCGATGTCGGGCATGTTTTCGCAAACAAGAACCCCGTACCCCATCAGGCGTGACGGCTCACCAGAGGCCAGGCTGTCGGTCCACAAGAAACGGCCATCGGCGTCCTTCAGTTTGCGCACCTGGCCCACGGTCTTCGAGTTCATCACAAAGGTGGCGTTGGCGCGATACTGCGAACCCAACGAGAACACCAGATCCACCAGCGCGTTGGCCGGATCGACCGCCGCAAAGGCGCCATCGGCGCCAGACACGACATGGCCGATTTCACCCCAGATCGTGGTCCCGGCCAGCGCGGTCGGGTAGGTCAGAAAACCTGTCGGTTTGTCGACACCATCGCCATTGATGAACGCGTCGGCTTCGGCACCTGCGAATTTCTCGGAAATACGCGAGGACAGCCAGTCCTCGATATTAAAGGCCGAGTCATCCAATAGCCGCTGCGAGATCTTGGGCATCGCGCTCAACTCGTGCAGCGGGATGGTGATCCGCTCAATCGACGGGGTCGAGGTTTCGGCCGCAGTCGAGGTTTCGGTCGCCCAACCGGCGCCTGCCTCGGTGGTGTCGATCAACACGTCATACGAGGACGCCTCGACATTGACCACATTGGCGATCTGGCGCACCGACGCGGTCGACAGCAGCGCCGAACGGATCGTGTCCGAGGTTTGCGGATCAACCAGATAGCCGCCATCACCGGCCACGGCGGTGCTCAGGGCTTTGCCTTCCAGTTCCATGCCGCGCAACGCATCATCGTTGCCATTGCGCACATAGGCCTCGAATGCCTTCTGGTGGGGAACCTCCGCTTCGACGGCGGTGGCAAGGGCCGGGCGTGCCCGGTTCAAAGATTTACGATCAAGCATCATCAGTCGCTCTTCCTGCTGTTGAAATTTCGTCTTCATCTCGGTCTGGAACTGGCCCAGATCCTGTACAAACCCGGCCAGCGCGGTCTTCACCTCGGCTGCCGGGCTTTGGCCGTCAGGCACACCTGTCCCGGCCAAGGCCTTTGTCTCGGTCTTGCTCATCAAACAATCCTGTTTTGAGTTTGCTCAAAGCGTTTCGGGTTGCACCCAAACAGTCCAAATCGGAACGCGCGTTCGAACCAAGTGAGAGGCCGCGAACATCCGATTCAAGTTCAACCTGAAACGCTATCGTTAAGCTGGCTTAGCCTTCGGCCAGCGCCTGCCGGGCGTCTCGGAAAGCCGCCGCCAGGTCACGCAACAGGTCATCCGTGGCGTCGGGCGTATCGCCCTTGGCCCCGACCCGTGCATCGGGAAGCATCGGGAAAGTCACCAAAGACACCTCCCAAAGCTCCAGTTCAGACAAAAGCCGCTGGCCCTTGCCATCTTTCTGGGCGCGCACCGTACGATAACCGATGCTCAGGCCGTCAATCGCCCCCGCCCCGATCAACGCCGCCGCCTCGCGCCCTTTTTCCACATCGGTCAGGATCCGGCCCTTGACGTAAAGCCCGCGGGCATCTTCGCGCACCTCATCCCACACCCCAATTGGCTGTGCGGGATCATGCTGCCACAGCATCTTGACGCTGCGATTGCCCTTTTCCAAAGCCACCAGCGATTTGCCATAGGCGCCCTCGCTCACCACATCCCCGCCCTGATCGCGCTTCCCGAAGAAAGAGGCATAGCCCTCAATCCCGGTGCCATCCGTCACGGTGATATCCTCGCCAAGGCGGCAGAACTTATGCTCCAGCCCCGGCGCAAAATCGTCATACATCGCCAACTCCTTTTCCCACGACCCAAGACACCTCGTAGGGTGCGCATTCATGCGCACCCCTGCTAGGCATCCTCATCCGTCAACTTCGGTAAACCCAACAACGCCCGCTTCTCGGCCGGCGTCAGAAACTCCGCCGCCGCCACCCGCGTCCACTGCTGATCGCGCTCGCCCGCCAATGCCGGCACCTGATCCAGATCCGGCTTCAGCTCGACCACCTCACCGGTGAATTCGCTTAGCCAATGCGCCACCGCCGCCGTCACCCGCGTCGCCATCGGCAACACGGTCAACCGATAGAACGCCCGATGTGCCTCTTGGTAATTCGCGTAAGTTGCATCGCCGGTGAACCCCAACAGCATCGGCGGAACCCCGAACGCCACCGCAATCTCGCGCGCCGCCGCTTCCTTGGTCTGCTGGAACTCCATATCTGATGGCGAAAACCCCATCGGCTTCCAGTCCAACCCGCCTTCCAGCAACATCGGACGGCCCGCATTCGCAGCCCCCTGATGATAGCTCTCCATCTCTTGCAACAACCGGTCATACTGATCGGCGGCCAGCGTCGCCTGCCCGTCCGACCCTTTGTAAATTATGGCCCCCGATGGGCGCGCTGCATTGTCCAG